GTTTTGTGGATATATAATCGAGCGTTCTCCGTTCGTCTCCATCGTCCAGCCCTGAGACAAGCATCGTGATATGATCAAGGAATATGTACTTGCACTCACAAGCTGAGGCCATGAACCGGATGGCGTCAAGAATAACATCCGGATCATCGGATCCGAAGTGTGAGTAAATATGTACGCGATTGTCTCGCTTGACGGTTCTAAGCCATCCATTCTTGATGTCGTCTTTGGAGACGTTGGGCTCGAGGTGGATTGGTGCGTGGATGTCATAACCTACAAGTCCTTTGATGAGCCGGCCTTTAGACTCCTCGAGATGGATAATACCGATGTTGGAGTCGGTAGTTTGCAAAAGATGATACTCAAGGGCACGGAAGATCTCGGTTTTGCCTACGCCTTCCATGGCCGTAAGCAGTACGACTTCCTGCATACGGATACCTTTGGTCATCTCTTGTACCTGAGCCCAGGGGTAGGATGCCGTAGCCTTGGCATCGTCCTGGTCGATCAGATTAAAGATCTCATCGTTGGATGAGATGATACCTTCGGGCAGGAACCGTTGGGCATTGCGAAAGGCAGTGACGTACTCACTGTCTTTGTTGTCCTGCAAGTAGCCGTTGGCATCCTTGTGCATAGACATGTTGACCTGGAAGACTTTGTTAAAGTCAAACAGGGATGCAATCTCACGGCTGGCCTTGATGCCTGGCTCGTCATTGTCAAGGCACAGGTAGATACGGTCAAAGCTGTTGAGGTAGTCGTACTCGGTGGCACAATCCTTACGGGCTGAGGATGCGCTACGGATTGATACGACGGCAGTGTGATTGCCAAGCATTTGCCAGGCACTCAATGCGTCGAGCTCGCCTTCCGTGATGACAATAGCTTTGCCACCGGCATTGAACTTGTCCTTGCCGAACAGGGTGGCTTCGTTCATGGGGCCTTGAGTACGGAAGGTCTTGGTGTCCAGGTCTCGTACTTTGACAGCCCCGTTGGGGTAGATGTAGCCGTGAGCTACGGGCTTGCCTTCAGGGTCAACCTTAGTTTGCACCTGAAAGAATTCCATGGTTTCTTTTCTGATGCCACGACACGGTACATATTGGAACGTGTACTGGCCAAACTCAGGCACACTGATGGTATCAGTGTGTGATACTTGTTGTTGTTCTTCGTTTGTAAGCAAAGATGAGGCGTCCTTTACATGCGCTTCACACGAGAAGCAGAAGCCGTGTCCATCGTCGTAGATTGAAAAGGCATCACTTGACCGACACACAGGGCACGGTTGGTGACTCTTAATCAGTTTCGATTTCGACAGGTGCATCGGTAAACTCTTCGTCTTCCCACAGGATTTCATCGGCACTTTCGAAGTCTCGTTCAGGATCTTCGTAGCCTTCACTGGCTTGCCCGACAGCATCGAGACATTGAAGACAGATGTACCCGTGGTCTGCAGAAGCAACAACACGGTTGTTACGGTGGTGGTGTGGCAACCCTTCGTTGTAGAGCGAGGGAGCCGATTGCGAGAAGTCGCAGATATTGCAACGTGACATATGAAATAACCTAGTTTTTATGGAGTCCAGTCAATGACTGGAGTATTCCAGATTAGATGACTACGTTTACTGTAATTCTCATACTTAAATAGATTGTCAGCTTTAGATAATACATCAGGATGTATCATGTACATCCATGCTATAGTCTCTTTGTAGTCCCTGCCGACTACAACATTAGTACACTTGCGTTCACAAAGCAGGGTGTTGGACTCGATGAAGTCCAGGTAGGCAAGTTTCTCTGGGGAGATGACGTACAGTTCTCCCAAGAGGAATGCTGGGGCAGCGTCAAGTCCCTTGGTGTACGCATAAGGAACCTGGCTGCGACCGTGATTATGGTTTAGTATACCATAGGTTGCGTACTTTGTATAGGCTCTTCCTACATAATTTTCGTCTTCCAGGTAACAATGTTTGGCCTGTTGCGACTTGGAGTTGCCGTAGACAAACAGGTAGTGCTCCTCGTGCAAGCTGATGTCTGCCATGTCAGGCGTGTGGTAGTTCTCCTCGAGCAGGGTCTGGAAGAAGCGGGACAGCGTGGTCATGCTGCGTACTCCTTTTCGTCGTCCTCGTCGAAGCTTGCGTCGTAGAGCTCGGCAAGGAGATCCATGATCAGCAGAGCTGCATGCTCAGGGAAGTCAGCAACGAGCTCCTGGACGTTAGCCTTGGACATGAGAGTGCACTCCTCGAGGGAGGTAATCTCAGCCACATCGCAGAACGTCTGACGCTTGGCTGGGTAGGACAGCTTGGCCTTGGAGACGATTTCCTTGGCGCCCTTAATCCCAGTCACGTTCGGCGTAGCCGTAGGCGAGTGGGTGGCTGGACCAAAAGGGGCAGTGGTGTCTCCCTTCACCACGGTATCGGATCGTCCCACAGTATAACTCTGGGCTGTCGACGTGCCTGCTGTCGTCGTTTCTTTTTGAAGAGACCTCCCAGTGTAGTACGTACTGTATGTGGGCTCACGATGCGTACGGTTGAACGAGTACTCGTTGGATGCCCACCAGCCTTCAAACTGATGGCCACGATCCTTGTTGACGATGAGGCTGTTGCCTAGGGAGTCGACAAGGGCAAACAGTGAGCTAGTGCCGGCGTACTTGTGCATGATCTTGGAGAACAACGGAGACTTGATTGCGTTGTTGCCAAGGTCAGACCGTAACGCCTGATACAGGGGACGGACAATCTCCCGAGCAAAGACTTTGGAGTCGCAGTCAGCCTGGTTGCCGAAGTCACTGAGAGTGCCGTTGTGCATGAACTGCAAGTCGATACCGTCGTGCTTCTTGCTGGCTACAGTGAACGGGTGGACGTTCTTGAGGTCAGTTGCACCACGAGTTTTGAAGCGCAGATGCAAGAAGACATCCTGGTCTTTGGCATCTTCCAGGATACGAGCAATCTTATCGGGGTCGTTACCCTTGGGCTCGTACACACGACGTAGCTCAAGCTTGCCACGGTCAGGGATGGCAATACCCCAGCCGTCACCGTTGACAATGCAAGCAGACTTTAGCTTGTCAAAGGGTATGTCGACGTTAGGCTGTCGATGAATAATAACACACATAGGTAATGCTCCTGGAACTTAAACAGCGTTAATTGTAAAGGAGGAAGTGCCACGGGTAATCTTTGCCTGCATCTCCTTGTCGAGAGATGCCAGCTTGCCGCCGCTGGTATAGGCAAGCGATAGCGTACCGTCCTTGTTGAGAATAAAGGTACGCTTGCGGCGCTCACGATTCAGCACGGTAAGATGCTGATTGGTGACGGGGAACGGAGCTTTCTTGAGCTTGTCAATAATAGCTTCGGGAGTAGTGCAGCCGTAGAGATAATCCTTGACGGTGTTGGATACTTTGAGCTGCGGAAGATTCTTGAGTTGACTGATGAACTCACGGAGCAGCTTGTAGCGATTGCTGGGCTGAGCATCGAGCCAGGCAAGGTAGTTAGTCAGCGTGTTATGCAGCGCTGGCGTCTCGAGGGTGAAGTAGTACAGAGAGTCAACAAACTCGAGATTCTTGAGGATGGTGGCGTAAGAGACCACACCCTTGAAGATGCGAACCTCGACGGTCACGTCACGCTTGTAGTTGATGGCACCGCGCAGGCCACCGTTGATGTCAATGGCATGCTTGAGGCTGTGAAGCTTGGAGTTGGAAGAGTGGAACCCGTGCGAGTAAGGCGTGGGCGCCCAGCGCATAAAGTCATTTTTGTTGGGACGCTCGGAGATCTCATACAAAAAGTCGTAGTTGGCAGGATTGATAAAGAACCAAGTGAACTTGTTGAGGTGTTCCTTGGTGAATGCCTTGCGGTCGATATGCACGTGCATACCGTTGGTCGTATTCTTGGACGTGTCGAACTTGTTGTAGTCAAGCTTGTTGAACCAGTCTGCCCACAAGCGACGATGCGCTTTGAACGTAGCTGGAACGGTCACCATCTCGAACTTGTGGCTGCCGTGACCGCTGATGCTGCCGTCAGACTTGCAGATAAAGAACAACTCCTGCTGGGCAGCAATGACCTCACGGGGATGGTAGTGAGTAGCAGTCTCGAGCTCGACACCGTAGAGCGGAGTCTTGGCCTCGGTCTTGGAACGGATGTTGAATGGCAGATACTCAAGCACATTGGTGGAGTAGTTGAGGACAGTGCCAAGCTGTTCGCGTGTGGCTGGCCGTTTAGCCTGACGCATCACAATGCGAAACTGTTCAGCATTGTGTTCAACGCCACACTTAGAACGTTCCTGGTCAGGATCTTCGTCACTAAGTATGCGACGAGCAAGCGATGCAGTTATTTTAGTTGGAGTGTCGTGACGACGAATGTAGTGAATAATTGAATCGTCGTTGACAAAGAAAAACATTGTACGAAAGAACGGCGAGTGCAACGCTGTTGCCTGGTCAATCCTGATAGACTGGCTAGAAGAGTAGCGGTCGGTTAGCACAAGAACGTACTGGCGAATAAACTCCCAAACTGCAGAGCCGCCTTCAGTAAATTCCTTTATGCTAGAATTTGTATTGAAGATTGGTGCATCCATAAAATCAAACTCGCCAGTAATGCGAGGCATGTTGCATTCAATAGTAAACTGGCGGGTGCCACGAGAAACAACGTTGATAAAGTCAAACACCCACTTTGGGTGATCGGCCATAGCAAGAACGGTAGTTTTATACTGCCAGTGACCACGAGCTTCATCAACATTGGCAAGATAGTTATTGTTCATAACTTTGATGGCTAGATAATCCAGCCAATTGTCGTCACTAATAGTAGCCTGAAGCCAATTGAGATACTTGTTGGCTGCAATGTTACGAACACATGGGCCGATTAAGTCTGGGTCGATAAGTGAAACGTTGAACAACTCATCCAACGTACTGGCCTGATGATGGCGGCCAGTGTCATGCAGATTGTACAGACGATACATAGTCCTTGATCCTATGAAGGTTGATGGGAAGCGTAATGCTTGGACTAAAGTTTAATTCGGTAACGGCATACTTGCTGCCGTTAGCCAATACATCAGCAGCAACAAGATGTGCGTCTTTGATCACACAGAGTTTCTGTGCGTCATCAAAGAACGTTGTCTCTTGTGCTAGCCGACACTCATCCAGACCTGAGATAGTCTGGAAGTAACTGCCGCTGGTGTGATTCCACGCATCGAACATCCCAGTGTCGTCACTGGGTTTCTTGCGCAGAAGGATCAGCGGAGTGCCGAATACAAAGATGACTCGGTACTCCCGCTTCTTGGGGAATGCCGGTGCAATGTACTCGGTGTTTGGGTTGTAGTCAGAACTGTCGGTTGTGATCCGATAGCCCTGGCCACCAAAATGACGAAGTGGTCTCACAATGAAGTGAGTGGCGTCATCGACATACGACTCGGGAGTACAGATGCCGACAGACTGGATCAGCTCACGCTGGTCACGCTTGTTGGACTGATAGAATCGAACGATGTGATCGTACGAGCGTGGCAGATTGAGAATGTCGTTGGGGTAGCTGGCAGGATTGGGATAGGCAAAGAAAAAGTCTCTGTGCCAATCCAGGGCAGGCTGGAAGCGCCCACCAACAGACACGAGCTTACGTGCCGGTAGTACATGCTTGAGGAGGACAGGCGTCTTCCTGAACTGTTTTGATTTGACGAGGTACTTAAACATGGCTGTGGTACAAACGTCCCGAAATGAAACACGTAAGTTATTGAAAACATTGGGACTTACCACGTATGGTTCAGACGCGGTAAGGATGCAAAAACCGAGAGATTGTGGGCAGTTTCGGCAGGTACAGAGGCGTCGTCCGCAAGGTACTGTACGGTCTGACCAGACTCGATTGGTACATATGTACCACAACTTAAAATAGAACATACGTAACCAGTCACTGCTGGGATGACCCGGATCTTTCTCAAGACAGACGGAGTCGCTTGTACCTCCCGAAACTACCCGTTTTACAAACCTGAGCCTCCGGAGCGAAGCGGAGGCTTCAGCGCATCTACGATGCTCAGAACTCAAGTGCTGATGCAGCTTTGCGTAGGTACTGGGGAGAATACCTAGCGTAAACACGTTCAGTGACAGTGGTGCTGCGGTGGCCAAGGTACTGTGCGATCTCTGACATTGGGACACCAGCTTCAGCCATCCAGACTGCAGCTGTGTAATTGTGAATGCACTCAAGACACTTGACCTCCCATTGGTGTGTCACCCACAGGGAAGCCGCGACTGGTTGGCCTTAAGCAGTTTATCTAGCCGTTGGCATAATCACTTGCTCAGGTGAAGTTGCAGGACCAAACAGACGTAGCCTCCCTATGAGACGACATATTAGACAGAGAGGTTAAGAAAATTGGTTTTTTAGCCATTGTTTTTGCTCGCGGCTAAAGAAAATGTACGAGCCCAGTGTACAACATGACACGGATGGACGATGCGACGTGGTTAAAGGCGCTGGATGGCCTCAAGATTCCCGACAGACGGGCTGACTATGCAAACTCAGAGTTGTTGATCACACACTCCATTTGGTGGTTGTTGGATTTGAAACCACGCAACATAGGGTTGTTGCGGATCGCAGAAGACGAACTGCATGATGGCCTCATGTAGACGAACAGTTATGATAGGAAGTACCTGATGGCCTCACAGCCAGGTCCCGGCATCCAGGGCAGCATGGTGACGGAAGAGGCTGGATGGTTGTGGAGTGCACGTGGTATAACCTGTGGGATTAGCCGAACACGATCTTGGGGATTGGCGAAAAATTGCTTGAGTGACGGTCCCCGTATGGGGACATGGAGCGAAAGCAAGCATCCAGGGCAGCGGCACAAAAAAGAAGAAGGTGAGGCTCACGGGTGGCGAACCCCGTGAACCCCACCTTGTAGTGATTAGCCTTCGACAACTTTGCCGAGGGCAGCTGAGAAGTAATTACCGTTTGCGTCAGTTGTGACGTTTGCGGTGGTTGGTCGTTTGAGTAACTTCTGAGCGAGGGTGACGTTGTTGGGTGACTGACGTGTCTCCACAACCTGCTTTTCAGGATAGGTTTCGTAGATGAACGGAACCGACATTAGAGTTTCATAGAGCTCAACAGCGGCATCGTAGACAGCCTTGACGTAATTCCAGTGAAGCCGAGCTTCTTCGAGACGGACGAAGGTAACTGACTTCTCGAAGGACGGACCGTTCATGCCGTCTTCCTGATCCTTGATCTGATCCCAACGATTTTCCCAATAGTTGAGATTTTCTGTAGCGCAGAAGTCGACAGTTTTGGAGACGATCTTGTTACCAGACTGCACGTCGCTGATGGTGCGATTGCCATAGAGAGCGATGTGAGCCTGATTGGCGTTGTTCTTGGCAGTATACTGGAGACGACGCTCCACGACGGTCCGACCATACTGGTCAGGGTCCATTTGGACTGCAAGGTCGAGCCAGTCGGCCAAGGCACTCTGAATCTTGGACTGGCCGGCGTCGAAGGTCTTGAGGAGAGAAGCCGCACCTGTGTTGAGGGCCGTAGCTTCTTCCTGAGCCGGTGAGAAACGCTGAGAATCGTATACTGCTTCGTTGATCGTTGACATGATGTTGAATCCTTAAGTTGATTGTTGAAGGATGGAAAGTAGACTTAACTACACAAAGAAATCTCCGAAGCCCCCTTGGGGCGGAGGCTTCAGGACTCTACTATTGTTGTTAGTAATGCGAGTAACCCTGCGATGATGAACCAAGGCAGGTAAGCGTCGATGATGATAGGAAGAGCAGCTAGCATTAGAGATCTCCGTGTTTGATCATTGGGTTGTAGGAAGACCGAGCGTGGTCAGGGTTGAGTGGGAAGGTCAGAGAGACGATAGTGTATTCCCGCCGTCCCTCGGTGATTTTGTTGTGATGCTCCTTCCAAGCCTTGGCGTGACCTTCGTCAGTGAAGGGACCGTAGGCTTTGACAGGGCGATGGTTAGTCTTGACTAATACCGTATACATTCTTCTCTTCCTTATCGAGTTGCAGGATGATGCCACACATGGCATCAAAGATTGGGTCGTGCTGAGCTATAGTGGTGAGTTGAGCCAACCACATTAGCGCTTCGACTGGTGAAATCAGCCCCTCTTGGAGCTGATCAATGATGGATTGTGCAGTGCGATCAATTGCACCAAGTTGTTCGTTGGCAAGTATCCATTGGTTACGTGTGAGGTCAGTCATGTTATTTGCTCCTACGATCGAGTTTGTCTTGGTGACGTTCATCGAACTGACACCAGAACTCATAAAGCTTTTCTTGTTCATCAGAAGCAAGCTCAAGCTCATCATCCCCGCATCCGACGCAGTCGGCTTCAGCGTCAAAGTAGAGTTCTTCGAGATCGTCGAAGTCAGGATCTACTGAAGGGAAGTCTGTGATTGTGAGCATGTTCATGATATGTTCTCCTTTAAAACCAGATTGTGTTGACGTCGTTATCAATCTTCAGACCTTTCAGCTGAAGCTTGATGAAGTTCTTTTGCTCCGTTGAAGTAGACTTCTTTAACTGAGCTTTGAGAAACTTAATCCGCTTCTCTACCGTAACTGGACCTTTGTATTTTACTTTCATTATACTCTCCTGTTAATTGTGTTGTGTGATAGGAAGTAGAGCTGCGATTACTCGCAACTCCACCGATGCAATACGTCACCGTGACACGAGAGAGGTGCACACCAGCATGCAAGCACTTTACCTCTGAGTTCTTTCCGAGCTTGCTCTCGTAACCCTTGAGCTTCCGCCCATTCTGCATATTTACGTATAACCTCTCCGCGATTACCATCTTTGCCGATGACGAACGGGTTACCCCATTTGCTCGGTCTTCCAATGTAAATGTCATATGCACTCTTTTTACAGTGAACTACAGTCATTGATACCTCCTTTAGCGTGTGCAGGTTGGGCAGAAAGTTGTGAATACTGTAACGTTTGTTGCAGGGGTGACTTGAACAACGCTGTGGCAAGGTGGGAAACAACATTTGTCAAGGTCTTTGGCGACTTGACGGGCTGTATCTAGGGAAGTATAGCACTCGTCCAAAACAACAGGGACTGAAGACCAACCCAGACAACTGACACTACTTGCGTGCCACACAATCTTAAACATTTGAACCTCCATGTGTTTTAAGTCTCGCTCTAACACTGCGAGACATCTCGAATCCCTACATCCGGACAAGCGTTGTCAAAGCGCCTGAGCCGAGGGAGAGACGAATGCGACAGCGAGGGAGCGCGCTTGCAAGCGACTGAGCGCCGAACCGAGACAGGCCGAAGGCCACGAAGGTGAGGAAAAGCTTGAGGAGCGACTGAGGTGAAGGTTACCCGAGCGTAGCGAGGGGCGTGCACGACTGGAGATGCGTTCGCGAGCAGCGAACCTGAGCGACGGAGCCACGCGCAGCTGCAGGAGCATAGCGACGAAGCGAGCATGGCGAGTAAGCGATAGTGAGTGCGAGCCCTCGGCGCGAGCGATAGCGAGAGGCCCCCGGCGACGAGGAAAAGAAAAGTGTGAGCGAAGCGAACTCTCAGTAGCATCGGAAGGAGCTTTGACAATGCGTAGGTCGGAATCGTTACTATTTCGAAATAGATACTTGCAGTGTTAGAGAGAGAGATACCCTCGGTCCGAAGGTTAGTCCGAGCCGCAAGCGAGGACGATCCTGGAGCGAAGCGAAAGGAAACCGTAGGACTAGCAAGCACGAGCGAAGCGAGAGGCCTCCGGTGCTTGCGTAGCACGCGACAGCAAAGAATAATGATACAAGAGTAGCTAACAGTTGCAAACGATGGCGTAGTGACCGAAGCGAAGTTGAGCCGAAGGCTACGAAGCGAAGGGAGCGAAGCTTACGGTGATGTAGTGAACCACTTGCGTCAGGGATACTCACCCGAAGGGCAGAGACAACCACACGCATTAGACAGTTGTTAGGGTGCGGCGACAGCATTGGTTGGCTCTGTTCATGAGTAGCCCGTAGACGCCCAAAGGAACCCTAGATGAAGGTATAGAACTAAGGGTAGTAGAATAGCAGTAGCAATAGACACAACATGTAGATATATCAATAGGTTAGTGAAATAGGGAGGGTAGCAGAGTGTAACACACCTCCACCCTATGCCCATTGTATTCCTGAGAGACTACCCCCTGGCTACCGGGGACAAGGGGGGTTAGGGGCTCTTACCTTAATTGAATCACACCTCAAGATTTTCTAGCAGAAATTCCCTCAATCGGACATTTAGTTCTTGACTTTGGGTACAACTTATGATATACTTATGGTATCAGCTTTAGGCTGAATACCTACGGTGCGCCTTAAGGTATGAGACTTAAAGTCTGAGACTTAAGTAACTGTAGTAATCATACCTTTACTAAGAACATACTTAAGGTAATTCTTTTGTCTATACCTCAAGAACGAGCCAAGTTTAGAAATAGTACCAACGGTAGGTACCTGAAGGGATTGTTCTTTGAACAGACCCTCGCAGACAAGAGCTCTGTGGTCTACACCCTCAAGGACTGGGACCACGAGGGCTTTCCCTCCCTCTATCGTCTCTATATGGAGATGGAGGACCTCACAGAGTACGAGTTTGCCAACAAGTACCTGGACGGGTGGGAGCATTGGGAGATGCTCAATGCCTGTGAATGGTTCAAACCGTATGTGGAACGCTGGCGCAAGGAGCTGACCCTCAAGGTCCAGGCCCGCGCCCTCAAGGCTCTCCGGGCAGAAGCCCAGTCCTCCAGCAAGAACAGCTTTGTCGCCAACAAATTCCTGGTTGACCGGGGGTGGGTCGATAAGTCTGAGAAGTCTCACGGTCGTGGTCGTCCGTCCAAAGACGAGGTAAAGAAGGCAGCTGATGCCATCGCCCTCCACGACAAACGTCTCGAAGAAGATTTGCAACGCTTGCAGTAGCAAGCTAGCACCGAAGGTGCGTGAAAGGTTACAGTAATGGCGATGAAGAAGGGCTCTACAACCCCCACTGCCTACAAGGGTAAGAACGCTAGCACCCGTGGTAATGTAACCACCAGCTACGCCGACTTTGAGAAGAAGGACGAAGCCAGTGACAAGCGTATGGGGATCAAAGAGAACTCCAAGCGTGACCTGGCCAAAGATGCCAAGGCTATGAAGCGAGGCAAGTAATGGCAAAGAAACGTACTGAAATGTCTGAACGTGACAGACAAGCTATTGCTGACTTCCACTTATCTAACGGTGAAATTAAACCGTCCGTTACTCAAGAAAAGCTTTATATAAAGTCTTTGACTGATGACTACGCACGTAAAAAGTGGGAAGAAAAGAACTCTGCTGGAGCTCTCAAAAAACTCTACCCAGGCGAAGATAACTAATAGTGACCCCTGCTGAAAAGAAGCAGGCGATTAGAGAAGCAGCAGAAGCCGACCTCGAGAAGTTCATCACCCTAGTGCATCCCAACCGGGTCCTAGGGACAGTCCACCGGGACGTGATCAAGTGGTGGGGTCGAGAAGACGCTAAAAGCCACCAGCTGCTCCTGATGCCTCGAGACCACCAGAAGTCAGCCCTAGTTGCTTACCGTGTTGCGTGGGCTATTACCCGCAACCCAGCAATCAGACTCCTCTACATTTCGTCCACGGCGAACCTGGCTACCAAGCAGCTTAAGTTCATCAAGGACATCCTGACCTCAGACATCTACCGCTTCTACTGGCCAGAGATGGTCCATCCAGAAGAGGGCAAGCGCGAGAAGTGGACAGAGTTCGAATTCTCTGTCGATCACCCCAAGCGCAAGGCTGAGGCAGTACGTGACCCCACGGTTTTCACAGCCGGCTTGACCACCTCGATTACTGGTCTCCACTGTGACATTGCGGTCCTGGACGACGTGGTCGTCAGGGAGAACGCATATACCGAAGACGGTCGGGAAAAGACGAAGCAACAGTATTCGCTTCTGTCGTCCATTGAAGGCGCCGATGCCCTAGAGTGGGTTGTCGGTACCCGGTACCATCCCAAAGACCTGTACAACGACATGGTCGAGATGCAGGTGGATCTCTTCAATGACGACGGAGAGATCATTGACCAGGAGTCGCTCTACGAGAAGTACGAGTGCCAGGTCGAGAACCGGGGAGACGGAACCGGAGAGTTTCTGTGGCCACGCCAACAGCGTAGCGACGGCAAGTGGTTCGGATTCGACGAACGTATCCTGGCCAAGAAGCGGGCTCAGTACCTGGACAAGACCCAGTTTAGAGCCCAGTACTACAATGACCCTAACGACGCCTCAAGCGCCAGTATCCCACGGGAGTCATTTCAGTACTACGACCGTAACTACCTGACCAGGACAGGTGGGCACTGGTACTACAAGAACAGACGACTCAACGTCTTTGCTTCTATCGACTTTGCATTCAGTCTGGCCAAGACTGCCGACTACACCTCCATCGTGGTACTCGGAGTTGATGGCGACAACAATTACTACGTACTCGATATTGAGCGCTTTAGAACTAAGCTGATCAGCGAGTACTTTGACCGCATCCTTCGTCTCCACCAGAAGTGGGACTTCCGGAAGCTCCGGGCCGAAGTGACTGTAGCTCAGTCCGTGATCGTTGAAGATCTCAAGACCAACTACATCCGTAAGCACGGCCTAGCCCTAGCAATCGACGCGTTCAAACCAAACCGTCACATGGGTTCCAAGGAAGAGCGGTTAGAAGCAATCCTTCAACCTCGCTACGCCAATCGTCAGGTGTGGCACTACGTAGGTGGGAATTGCCAGACGCTCGAGGAAGAGCTGGTCCTACAGAATCCTCCTCACGACGACGTCAAGGACGCCCTGGCGTCAGCTATTGAGATTGCAGTGCCACCCAGCCGAATGAGTCAAGTACCGGCAGGGGCCATGCGAACAAGTCAAAACCAATACGGCTCAAGCCGATTCGGCGGGATAAGATAACGTGGCAGGCAAAACCTTAGACATCCGTTCACTTGGTATCAACCCAGATCGTCTGGGTATTGAAATTGCCCGTAAGTTTGCCGAGTGGCAGGCATTTCGTCAGGTAAAGATCAGCGAGTGGAATGAGATCCGTCGCTACATCTTTGCCACTGACACGACTGAAACAACCAACTCCAAGCTTCCGTGGAAGAACAAGACCACGATTCCTAAGCTGTGTCAGATCCGTGATAACCTCAATGCCAACTACATGGCATCGTTGTTCCCCAAGCGCAAATGGCTTTACTGGGAAGGCGACAATCAGGACAGCGAGCTCAAGGCTAAGCGTGATGCGATTGAGTCCTACATGGAGTGGGCTATTGATCGCTCGGACTTCAAGAATGAAGTAGCCAAGCTGGTGTTGGACTATATTGACTACGGTAACTGCTTTGCCACAGTCGAATGGGTTGACAACACAAAGACGTTGAAAGACAAGCAACAGGTTGGATACGTAGGCCCAATGCCTCGTCGTATCTCTCCATTAGACATTGTCTTCAATCCGATCTCTGCAAGCTTTGAGTCATCGCCCAAGATTATTCGTACGTTGTTGTCGCTCGGTGAGCTCAAGAAGCTCCTGGAGCAGCAGACGCCTCCGGATATGGCCGATGAGGTCCAAAAGATCTACGAATACCTCTTGCGGTATCGTACCGGTTCCAAGGAATATCAGCCGTCCTTCGACCTGGCTGAAAAAGATTCCTACCTGCACGTTGACGGCTTTACCAACTACCACCGCTATCTGAACAGCGGCTATGTTGAAGTCCTCACGTTCTACGGCGATATGTACGACGTAGAGAATGACGAGATTCTTCAGAACCACGTCATCACTGTCGTCGACCGCCACAAAGTCATCTCCAAGAAGCCGAATGAGAGCTTCTTTGGTAATGCTCCCATCTACCACGCAGGTTGGCGTGTTCGTCAGGACAACCTGTGGGCAATGGGTCCCCTCGATAACCTCGTGGGTATGCAGTACCGCATTGATCACCTTGAAAACCTCAAGGCTGACGTAATGGACCTCACGGTCTTCCCACCGCTCCGTATTAAAGGCTACGTGGAAGACTTCGAGTACGGCCCCATGGAACGTATCTACATGGGTGACGATGGTGAAGTAGAACTTCTATCGCCCAATACGGCAGCGCTTCAGGTTAAC